AATAAATGGTCGTGGAATGGTTCAACCTTCAATATCCATGCACAATTTGTGGCAAAGTTTGCTTCGTTTGAATCTGAATATGATAACGGGGATTCGGGGACATCAAAGATAATAGACTGGAATAATGGAAACTTCCAGAAAGTCACGATGGATGATAGTTGCACGTTTACGTTTGTCAACCCATCCAACTTCACGCCGTCACGGGTTCAGCTTAAAATAATCCAAGATGGTTCAGGCTCTCATACTGTCACCCTTCCTGCTTACATGGCCCCGGGCGGAACGGCCTATACGGCAACCGCAACAGCAGGGGCAGTTGACATAGTTACATTCTATTTTGACGGTTCGGCCTATTACCTTGTGGCCTCACAGGACTTCCAAACACCATGAAGAAATTAATTGCCCTCATCATGCTTCTGGCCGTTCCCGCAAATTCGGAAATGTTGGCCGAATACGGAAGTTTCGCAAAGCCCAATGCGACGACGGGCCATCAATCCGTTGCGGTTGGTTTTTTGCCAAAAGTTGTCATCCTTTTTGGGAATTACAATACAACGGATGGGAGCAACGTTGGGGCTAGGGAATTCATGGGGGCCGCTGTTTCGTCGTCAAAACAATTCGTTATCGCAAGTGCGTCTGGTGATACTCTCGACCCGACACGGCAGGACAAGCGGTGGAGCAACGCTCTTGTAATAACCCAAATAACGGAACCTACGCCAACGGTTAATGCGGAAGCTGTTTTCGTAGGGATGGATTCCTCCAGCTTTACGATCAACTGGACAACGTGCGACGCCTCGCAACGGATTATTAATTACTTAATTCTTGGCGGAGATGACTTAACCAATGCAGATGTCGGAAGTTTTACGGCCCCAACGTCTGCCGGAAATCTTGCCGTTACTGGTGTCGGATTCCAACCAGACGCCCTAATTATTGTTGACAACACAGCTACGACCACGCCAACGGGGGCTGGAAATGCGGCAAGCTCAGCTTTCAATATTGGATTTGTTGTCGGGACAGCGAAACAATGTAGCCGGTCAACTTTCAGGCAGGACAACCAGGCCACCTCAAACACATGGGGCTACCAACGAACCGACTCATGCCAGAACACCGTATCAGGGGCCGGAGCCGTCGTTAGGACGGCCACGATTGGAAGCATGGGCACAGACGGATTTACTTTGGCTTTCAATCCCGCACCGGCCAATGCCGTTTACATCAATTATATCGCCCTCAAGGGTGGAAGTTATGACACGGGGGCCTTTGATCAAGCGGCAACAACAGGGAACCAATCTGTTGCAACCGGATTTCAACCGACGGGAGTTATTCTCCAGAGCGCAGGATACGCAACGTCGGCTTCCGTTTCCTCTATTTCAAGAATCAGCCTTGGTGTTGGAATAAGCTCAACACAGCGTGGGACTATCTGGACTGGCGATCTGGACGCTCAGGCGGCGGGTGTGTCTGACCAGGTTTTAGACCGGACGAAATGCCTCACCTTTTACACGGAAGGAACTCCCACTCTAGACGCCGACATGGATTTCGTTTCAAATGACGCCAATGGATTTACGGTCAACAATACTACGGCAGACGGAACACAAAGAGAGATTCTTTATTTCGCTTTTGGAAGCGGTGGGGCTGGGCCAACACCGTCAACAAATAATTCGATATTTTTTGGAGGAGGGCTTTAAATGAAAAAGATTATTGCTTTTAGTGCGTTTATGCTGATGATGGTTGGAACTGTCAAATCGGCAGACCAGGTTATTACGGTATCAATCCCAAGTGCAAAAGTAGCGGTTGCGCTTGATGGATTCTTGAAAATTCATCCCAATGACGAAAAAGACGAAAAGGGGAAGTTTAAATATACCGACAAAGAATGGGTCGATGAATGTGTTCGTCGGTACGTTGTGAGAGAAGTTTACCGGGGGACGGAAATGATTCGGCAAGACACTGGAAAAACTGTTTACGACGACAATGTGGCGGTGAGGGCGAAATGAAGAAACTACTTTTAGCACCATGCCTGATACTTGGCATGGTGATTTCTGGATGGGCCGACAACTCGAAGCGGATTGAAGAATTGGCGAAGGAGGGGAATCAACTTATCGAGAAGAAACATCAGATCGTTGATACCCTCCAAAAGATCGATGTTCGTGTCATCCAGATTCAGGCCGTCATCGAGGAATTGAAGAAGCAGGATGAAAAGAAAGAGGAAAAGAAAAAGTATAAATAATGCTCCGACTAATCCGGAAAATATACAGCGACAAATCAACAATCGGGGAACTCTACCTCAAGGATGAGTTTCTTTGCTGGACGCTAGAGGACACTGTTCGGAAGTTAAAAATTCCGCACAAGACAGCTATCCCAGCGGGCCAATATGAGGTCGTGATGTCCTTCTCTAATCGCTTCCAAAAGAGATTGCCGGAACTTTTGAAAGTTCCTTTTTTCTCCGGAATCAGAATCCACGCAGGAAATAAACCGGAGGATACGGACGGGTGTATCTTGGTTGGTAAAGAAGTCATGTCCGACTTCGTGGCCCACAGCCAGGAAACAATGACGAAAATTTTACCGAAAATAGAGGAACAACTTAAATACGGGAAACTCTACATTTGCATATCCGGTGGATGGAGTGCCGACCAATGGGAAGAATTTTTTGCAAATAAAAAGGAGAAGCATGATGACGCACCAAATACTTAAAGACCAGTTTTTAATGCGATTCAAGGATTTTCTTCTTATCGCTACGGCCCTTATCGGAATATGGGCTTTTTTTGCAGGGTATGTATCAAAGTCGTACGGCAATCAGGAAAAATTAAACCAGATAACAAAAGATGCAGAAACCCATATGAAGAAGTACGAGCCTATAGTTGATTCGCATGAAAAATCAATCATAATTCTTCAAGAACAAAATAAGATGATTATCAGTTACTTGGATAAAATAGAAAGGAGTGTAAGAAAATGAAACAAGCTACTGTTGATTCTTGGATCGCTTCGCTTAATAATGGTGACATAGGTCTTTTACGTAGCAATAATTTTTTTGCAACTCTTCAAAACTGGCGACGTAAAAAGTATAAGGAAGGCGAGTTATTTGCTAGCCATGGGTTTTACATCTATCACCCACCTTCGATAATGGAGTCTAACGGATTATTTGTTAGCCAGGGAAAGTTGTTTAAAAATATTGGTGGTAAGACTGAAGTATGGATATTTAGATACGGTAAGATAACTAAAGATCAAGTCGAAGACATGAACATTTACTGGGAGGCTATGAGAGAGGGTGGTGCACATTACTCAATAATGGGCATCGCGCAGTTTGCAACTCAATTTCTTGGCGTACGTAAAAAGATAACAGATGCAAGTGGTGTGTTCTGCACAGAAGGTACTGGGAAAGCTATAGTGAAGGCAGAAATTCCTTATATAACGCTAATGCATGCCAATGTTAAAGATTACGAGGTAGATCCCTCGATGCAGCTTAATTGGTTCATGAGTGAGGAGGCAAGACAATTAGGCTGGTATCTTGCTTGCTACTACGATGGCAAGGGTGGGTACTTCGTTAGCTAGGCCAACGATGCGTGTTTATCCAGTACAGGTTATTAAACACGTTCTTATTGTATATGGCGCTTAAGTGTCTTGTAAAATCAAACATCAGTACTTCATCATCGCATTCATTTAGTATAAGACCTCTTGCGTCTCCACCCGCTCTATTTATACTGCTCATTACTGATCGTTGAATTGGATCAAATAACTCGAAGCATGATTTATTAGTATGGGCTCTTATTACTTTTAACTCGTAATGAATAGTCTTTCCCATTATTATGACTAATAGATCCGGGAACCCTGCTTTGAACTTAGCATCCATTGCCCAGATAAACGAGTCTCTTATTTGATACTTCTTAAAGTCGTTAACTAGTTTTGTTCTCCACTGCGATTCTTTCATTTCCTCTTTCCTCCTCTGGTTCGGGGGTGGGGGTCATTTGGATTTCCTTAAAATCTTATCAAGAATACGCTCGCAGATATCCCATCCGATTTCGCCGTATGCCTGTTGCATTACAAAATAAGAATGACTTGATTTAAGTTCGTCAATAGCGCTCGCTAAACGGTATGCAAAATCTTTTTCATCGACACCCTGAATAAGACTGTCCATGTCATCCTCAAGTTCATTCCATTTGTGTTTATGTTTCATTTCCCTTTCCCCTCCTTTCGTGTGAAAATCACCTTCCCGATTTTGACGGCCTGGATCGCCCATTTAAAAACTCTGGTATCAATATCTTGAATAAAACTTGAAATCCAAATATATTTTGAATCTTCGCTTTTCATTGGATACCATTTCCCGTTTACCTTAACCTTCACTGACCGCCTCCCATGCTAATTTTAATTTCGTACCAAACCCTGTTCCCCTTAATCTTCACTTTCATGGCTTCACCCCTTCCTCTTTTGCTTTCTGCCAGTTTGAAATAGGCTCCTCGCTATCAGCCCAATTAACTTGAGTTCTCGCTAGTTTTGCCAATTTATTCCCCGCCGATTCGAGAGCAAATATCTTGCTGTGAAGATTTCCGACAAGTTCAACCCAAATCTTATTCTGTTTTTCAAGTTCCCTTATCCTCTGCTCATACCCCTCACGTTGCTGGGCGAGGGCTTGGGCCACTTTTTCTATAGAGGCTTGGACATAAAAACCTTCTTCATCGTCATAAAGAATGCAGGTTTTGGCCTTGATTAAATCTTCTTCCGTCGCCCTATCGTTGTCAGTCACTTCGACCCCACTATTAAAAAATAGATATGACTTGAAAAATTAATCCGATTAAAGCCATTATCCAACCAGACCAAAACAAACAATGAAGTGCAGTCATTTAATTACCTCCACTTCTGCCCAATTTGTTTTACTACTTTCCATAGTGCATTTAATAGGCAAACCCACATCTGGAAAATCACATAGCAACCTATTAACATCACGGGTAAAACTACTACTATCAGAAATAGGCACGTCAATACGAATTGCATCATGAATGTTCTGCCTCCACTTAGGATGAAACTTTTCTTCAATCTTAACCATTGCTGCCTTCATTAGATCTGCTGCCCAGCCTTGAATCAAGTGATTAACACCAGTATATGCTTTTTGTGGGTCAATCCTTCTAACTCGACCAAACTTATTCTTGATGAAATGGCCCCATGGTTCCCTGTAAGATTGCACTGTTGTCATCACCTGACGTTGAAACTGATAGACAGTTGGAAAAGCATTTAGGTACTTGCTCTTAAATATCGCAGCTTCTAGGTCTTCAACCTTCCGGCCTACGTATCCTGTTAAGTATTCAGCAAGCCTTGCCTTTCCTACACCATAGATCACCGCGAAGTTAGTACCTTTGCCCATGGCCCTCTCTTCTTTAGTAATGTCTTCCTTTCCAAGTACCTCTCTTGCAGTAACGCTGTGCAAGTCATCACCTCGTTTAAGCGCTTCCACCATCTTAGGATCCTTACTATACATCGCGAAGCCAACCATCTCGATCTGCGATTGATCCCAGAAGACCATCTCTTCACCTGGTTCAACGGTAAATCCACGGCGAAGCTCTTCACTTTTATCGAAGTTCTGCGCGTTAGGGTCAGAACAACTGAATCGTCCTGTCTTAGTTCTAGTGACACTGAAGTCTGGATGAAGCACCCCGGTGCTGCCTTGCTCTAGAATTGGAGTGACAAAAGTGTTAAGCATGTGGCTGATTGATCTATGGTTCCGGATCCCATGGACTACGGGATGATCTATCTGTCTCAATGCATCATCATCAGTTGAATTAGCACCCTTCTTAGTAAGCTTTGGTACTGCAAACTTCATCTTTTTGTAGAGAGCTTCTGCGATAACCATTGGAGAATCAATATCAAACTCCTCACCAAATTCAGTGAACGTCTTCTTCTTGTTTGTTTCTATCTGCTGCTCAAGAATGCCTTTATACTCGTTTAGGTACTTCAAATCTATTGGCAGCCCGTTTTGTTCCATCTTAAACAAGATGTCTGTCACCTTCATGTCTGTTTCAAACAATGATTTGAAATGCTGCTGGATGCTAGGCCAGTAATGCTCTGCAAGTTTGTACGTAAACCAGACGTCCATACAGGCATAGGGATCTATTATTTCTGGTGGTACTAGCTCGAAATTCCATTTACTTCTATCAGCGCCAATGTTATTCTTTAACCAATCGTCAACAGCTTCCTTGTCGTCAATAGCAAAACCAAGCACTGATTTAACTCGAGGCTTTAAAGCCGTTGTCTCATTCTCATTCATTAAGTGCGACATCAACATTGTATCTCTGGTTTGAGCAGTGACTTCAATCCCGTGCGTTTGTTTTAGATGATGTTTATCGAACTTAAGATTCTGGCCTAAGATTATTTTTGATTTATCACATAGAATCGATCGTAAAAAATTATCGAGAACAACTCGATCAAAACTAAGATTACGAACTGCATAGTTAGTTTCTCCGTTTGAAAACGAATGCATGAAGATATGTTCTTTATACCACTTAAGACCTGAGGTCTCAGTGTCCCACGCCACTATAGGAGAGTTACAAAGAACTTGTTGCGCTTGCTTTAACTCTTCTTCTGTCTTAATGATTATGTTGTTCATTTTTTCTCCTTAAATAGTCTTCAGTAACAAGATACTTGTTACATATTACTGGTACTTTTGTTTCTTCGTAATCAGTGTTTTTTAAATTACTAATGCATCTATGTATTTTTTCGTAGTCTTTTTCGTAGGCGTGTAAAGATCCATCAACGTGGGTATATGATCCTAATTGCAATTTAAGTTTATTTGCAATTGTCATTTGAATGCACGTAAAATTATGAATGTCGTACGGTAATCCTAGCCAAATGTCATTTGATCGCATGTAGACAATTAAATTCAACGTATCAATAGGCCTTCTAATAAAGTGCAGCATGATTGTGCATGGAATGTCTTTTGATTTAGGAGGATTTTCTCTCCAAATTGTTAGTATCGCTTGTCTAGTCCATGGATCTTCTTTTAGAGTTTTTTCAACATACGGTAATTGGTCTATTATCTTCGGCCCATAGGCTCCGTAAAATATTTTGCCATCATCTGAATACTCTGTAATCTTAGAATTAAATCTGGAAATATATTCAACATCATTTTTGCCATGGAACATCCAAAGAAATTCTGCAGCAGCAAATGCTTTATTTATTTTTCGCACGCTATCACTTAAAATATTATTTTCTGGGTGATGTAATTCAATTATATAGGGGCTTAGCTCCTTACAGTTAAACCCTCGTGGATGAGTCTCTTGCCCAAATGTCATCACGTCTAGTAATACTTGCCTGTAAACTGTTGCTATGTTATCTCCGACTGAAATCAAGGCCATAAATGTTTGCCCTCTCTTTTGCTATATTTAATTTTAAGACGTAGCCAGCGGTGTCGCTGTGCTTAAATCTAGACCAGTACTGTGGATGCGGAACCAATTCTGCTTTTATCCCTAGGGCCTTTAACCTGCCATAAGCCGTATTGCCTAACGCAATAAATTGTGTCTCTCCATTTATAATTAAATCATTGACTTCTTGTCTTTGCAACCTATCAGAATTAGTAATATATACCTCAGTTTCTTGGATAAAAGAAAGGTTAAGACATTTTTGTAAATACTCAGCAGCTGGTCCACCATCAAAAGGGAAGCCTTCCCATGTAGTTCTAAGATTTAATGAATCACCAACAAATACAATCTTTTTACCTACACAAGTACCAATACCTGAAAATGCTTTATTGCCTGAATGCTCAAACCTTATTTCTTTTACCCTATTAGCTAAGACCTTGAAGATATCTTTTGAATAATTACCCAGATATGTTTGCTTGTATCTAAGCTTTATTGATGGAATTACTGCATTAAACTTGTCGTAAGCAATAACATTAGCAGTCGCACTTATCATGTCGTCGCCTAAATCTACTAGCCTATTTCCAATCACGGGGTATGGCGGATTTACATGAATGAGTACTGCCCCAATCTTACGGCATAATCTTTCTATCGTTACTACTTCTACTGGAGTCATACCTACAGAACCTCTAAATAGTGGACCATAGACAAATTGCCCAACAAAGAACCTGTCACAGATTACATCTTTATCTTTTAACTCTTTTAAGAATACGATGTACTCATCAGCAGGCCTTGGTCCCGGCTTTCCGAAGTGCACTATAGGCCAATGTAATTCTTCTTTTAATTTTTCTGCAAGAGTAGTCTTGCCTGCCTTATCAACGCCCTCTAGTATGACAATCACATTTCCTCCCAAGTATCATGGCATTTTCCTGTAGATTTTTTATTACTTTTTCAAGTTTCTCAACTTTTTCTTTATACGTGACCCCATTTTTTTCAATTAGCTCCATGAATAGGTCAATCATCCTCTTTTGGGAACCCCATGGTAGTGGGGCGTTGTTACTAGCTATTATTAAACGCCCTAATTCATCTGTTTTATCTATCATACTGGCCTCCTTAGTCTCCAAATGCAGTTCCTCGCTTTTTCTGGGAATAATGGCGCAAAGATTGTCGCCAAATAGTTGGAGTCGTAGTATTCGCGAAGCTTATTAAAGACTTCCAGAACCACTGGATCCGCTGCTTCTTTGACTGCCGCTTGGTTGATAAAAGTCCCAAAGACTTTCTCGATAACGAAATGCTTCTTGAGTAGACTTTCCAGTTCTTCATACGCCCACTCCTTTATATGATTTGCAGCCATGTTTTTTCCATCAAAAGCAGGCGTTGATAGAAAAAATATAGTTTCAAGGGACATCCTTGATTTGACATTTTGCAAAAACGGTTCAACTTGCTCACTAGGAATGTGCTCGATGAACTCGAATGATGTAATAATGTCGTAACTATCTTTAGGTATTTTATCAAAATCTTTGCACATATCGGTCTGAATATAGTCGATTTTGAAAGGAGCTTTTGCCAATTTTTCTCTGGCTTTATCAAGCATTGACTGCCGTATCTCCACCCCCACAAACCTAGCAGGATGATATTTATTTGTATAGAAAGCCATGCAGAGAGGCATGTCTGCACAACCCAAATCAAGAATTGTTTGACCAATCTTCGCGTGTTTAATAACATGACTCCACCTCAAGCAATGAGCAATATAGTCTCTGTGAATTATGACTCTGTCTTCAGCCGTGTCCATCGGTAGGTGCGTCTTATTGTATTCGGGCATGTTTTCATCTCCTTAAACTTTATTCTTTTTAGATTGTTTCTTTGCTGCTTTTCTAGCTTGACTATACGCAATTGCAACTGCCTGTTTCTGCGGATAACCCTCATGGACAAGTTTGCTTATATTTGATGATCGTGTCTTTGCACTTTTACCCTTCTTTAATGGCATTTTAATACCCCTTATTTTGACGATCTATGTTCTCTTGCATTTTCTTCATATACAAATCAGTCAATTGTTTTGAGGTCATCCCCCAGATTATGGCTAATTCGATCACGAAATGCAATATGTCTACAATCTCTATGTGAACGTTGTTCAGGTCTATCTCTGTATAGCTCTTCTTCCACGGCTTCCAAGGCAGTGCGTCTAGAAGCTCTGTTACCTCACAATTAATTGCTGTAGTGCACGTCTGGCTAAATTGTGTTAACATCCTTGTAAAATCATTCACCGGAATCTTTGAATCTTTGCGCGAATCACCAAGTGCCGGGACCCCAAGTTTCTCCATCAATTTACATTGATAGAAAAAAATATCAGCCAATTGATCCTCATCTACTGGTACCATGCCAGGAAGTGCATGAACCTCGTCATCTGTTCTTCTCTTTTCCATCTTTCCTCCTAAAAATCAACCTTAACTTCTTTATGGTTTTCATTCTGCATTGTCCTCAACAAGGCTATAAAAGCAGGAGTCTTAATGAATGCAGTCCCGTGGTGCTTGATTGCTCTTTGCTTTAACAGCTGCGTGACTACTGGCCTTATCTCTTTTTTCTCCATGTTAAGCACATCCTCTAGATCTGTCATCCTGAAGTACTGATGCTCAAGTAGACTATCAATAAGAGTGTTGCCAAAAGTAAGAAGTAATCCACGAACGTCTCCTTCATTTTTAAGTAACTGCTCTGATAATTTTACCTTAGAATACGACAGATAATTCAAGCCAGCTCCTGAATAAGATTCTTCTAGAAAGTCGTGCACGAATTGAACATGCTCTGGCTTCACTATTACAGTCTCACCGTCTTCTGTGCTATATACTCTCATTGCACATGACACCGCCATCCTTGCAAGCTTGACTCGTTGCTCTGCGCCTTCAATCAGAGGTATTACTGATGAATACCTTTTTGACATCTCTGTGGCTAGGGATAAACATAGTTTTTCCGCCTCTGGTGCAATCTTAATTTGTGACGGCTTCCGACTCCAGGACCACATAACAAGCTGATGGCATCTTTCCGTTGTGTATTTGTGCTCAACTTGTGTTTGGTTCTGACGGTTAATGACTTCCAGTGATACCTCCCCTGACATGAGGGCAATGGCAAGGTCAAAACGGGCGATGTCCTCCGGTCTTCCAATAAGTTCTTTAATCGCTTGGATCCCAGTGTCATATGAAGTAAGCCCTTTATTCCCGCGTGGATTACCTGACCAGATGGCTCTAGTGCGTGCAAAAATCTTTTCAGACTGAATTTTCGTAATTTCAGCAATCCCACTTGACCGCACACCTGACATTTGACCGATATCATCAATTGACATTCCAGATATTTCATCTATTATTAATAACCTCCTATCGTTCATCGGCAGCTTTCCCCATGTGGTAAGCCACCGACTTCCTATTTGTTGTGTCCCACCTACTAATCCTGCATGACTTGTATTTTCACCAGTGATTATCTCGCCAGCTTTGTAGTGATTAACAAGCGCGATAAACGTTTCACTCTTCCCGCACCTAGTGTCGCCTATTACTAGAAGATCTACTCTGCCTTTTGGCAGCCATCTTCCTTGAAAGATGCAACTTAGCGAAGAATGAAACACGAGGTCGCATGCAATTATCAACTTCTCCCGCTCATAAATCCTAGTGACATTGTAGCTGAGGTCTCTTGCGATCTCAAACATCTTATCTTTCACAGTAGTTTCTACTTGAAATATCCTTAGATCATTTTTTTGTTCTTCCGTTAATTCGAAATTATCGATATCATCCTTAACTGGCTCCGCTTTATCTAATAATAAGGTAAGATATTGATTCTTCGGATTCGCGTACGGTGTTCCCTCAAAATCATACACGTGCCCTGATTTAATCTTATGACCTGATATAAAAGCTTGCGACATCACGTATTCCGTGTCGATTGAAGTTTGATAAGATATTTCCGGTATAATCCTAGCGTCATACAAAGTATAACTATCGACAAATGAAAAAGTCCAACGCTGACAGGCAGGATAAATCCCAGTAACTTTTCGAAAATGGACCTTTTGTTGATCCTCGGTAACGTCAATAGATCTGAGAACATCTTGGCTGTTTGCTGCAATTTCGATATCAATCTTTCCGTCACCATGGTGCAAAGGGCACAATGCACAGAACTTAAATTTCCCGTGGACGTTGCATCTGAAAGCGATTGTTTTAGGCGAAACATAGGGAGATGCGTCAATGCCATTAACAGTACCCTTGAATTGTACTCGTCGTCCAAGAAGGTCTGGATGGCTGATTTCGCTGAGTTCTTTTTTGACTGCAATTTGTGGTGTGATCTTTTCATCATTTTGACCTACTATAAAAGGTTTAGTATTCTCAATTAAATCGTTTATTTCCTCAGAGCCATTGCCATACGTGATAACGTAGTCTGTAATGTCCCCATTAGCCGGCGTAGTAATGGGCAGTAAAACATCTTTAATAACTTTGCAAGTATCAGCCAGCCTTTTACAAACAAGATTAGCACCAGCACGACCGGCAAGATCAATATCGTAAACAAGATCAATCTCGTCCAGATGCAAAAGTAAATCATTAAATTTATCTTCCCACGAACCAGCTCCTCCAGTAACAGTAGCGGCATGAAATCCAAGTTGGTTCGATAACAAACAATCGAGCTCTCCTTCACATAGAAGTAATTTACTAGCATTGCCAATAACTTCTTTTGGCCAAAGCTTAAGACCACCAAATCCAGCTCCGTAAGATATCGTTTTGTTACGAGTCTTTTTATTAATTGCATGTTTTCTGACATTGACATAAACTCCATCCTCTTTTATCGGTATCCAAAGTCTTTCACCGTCAAATCCTAGTTTATACTTCTTAATTGTTTCTTCTGTTAATCCTCTAACTTCTTTAACCCACTTAAAAACGCTTGGATTTTTCAACAACGCTTGGTGATGATGCTCTATCTCTGAATCAGGTATTGAAAGCTTAAATCCTCCTGCAGCGCGAATGCTACAGAACTTTTCGTAGTTTCCCCCACTGAATGCAGCACATGTAGACACAAAGCACTTATAAAGACCTGTCTCTGTGTTGAATGAAAAGCTAGGTTTCTCTTTATCATTATGAACAGGACAAAATGCTGATACTTCAGTGGAGGAAACCGACGAGATCCTGACCCCGAGATTGGTATACAACCTCTGGTAATCCCGTTCCATCTAGTAACCTCCTGCTTAACTTATGTTTTCTAGTATGTAACGAGATTAAAAGTCTGTCGATGCTGCTGGTTTAATTTCTGTCTCTTGATCTTCTACAATATTAAGTTTCTTGCCTTTAATACCATTGTAGATGTTCATTGCCTTTTGTTGCTCTTCAACTGGAAGTGGCTTATTGTCATTAGCAGGTGAGATGCGGTAAGTGAAATACTGCATTCCCTGTGTGTTCTGTTTTTGCATAGGCTCTAACGAATAAGCCTTGGCAAACATTGGACGGCCTTTAGTCATCTCAAGCATCAATAAGCTATTTAAGTTCTTGATGGGTTTAAGCTTTGTCCTGTTACCAGATAATGCCATGGGAATCCAATCTTCGTCCTTACGTAGAACCATAATGATGTTTTGATAAAGGTCGCAACCTGGCTGTCCTGTATCTGTCTGCCAAGAGGCAAGACTACACTTTTCACATTCCCCGCCAGGATTGCCAACACCCAACTTAGCATCGGGAGACTGGCACAAGATGCCGCCTCCAAGCTTAAGATCTCTCCAGCGAAGTCTCGATTTACTTCGTAAGATAACAATGAACTCAATAGGTCCCTTGCCGAGGTTTCGCTCAAACCCTTTGATATAAAACTCTCCAGGTTTACCTTTCCCATCCATGACCTCAGGAGACAACCCTTGTAAGACAACGATACGTGGTATCGTAATATCTTCTTGTCCCATGCCACCATACATTTGTTCAATGTCAGCCTTAGATAGTTTAAGCTCTGTGCTGACTTCTTTTGATTCTGATTTTTGTATTTCATTTGACATATTACACTCCTTTATTAGCCATTCTCAGCCTGACTGATACTTCTGTTGACATGTCAACAAGTGCAGGAGGCGGAACAGCTAAATCTTTTTCTAGATTTGTTTCAAACATTTCTCTTAGGCTAGGAACATGAACCTTTCTAGGTGCAATATCACCTTTCTCATGCTCATCTAGCCATTTTATCAATGCTTCTTGATCCTGAATTTTCGGGTATACATTAGTCGACAAATAAAATGTCCCAATGCCCTCTAGCCCGAACTTCTGCATCCCGAGATCTGTCATGATGTTTGTCAATTCAATCTTGATCTGATCTGCCTGCGAATCTATCGCATTTACCTGTGCTTCCAATGCTTGTTTCTCCTTGCGAAGCTCATACATCTTCTTCGCGAGTTTTGTCGCCTTGTCATTCGTTATCGTTTCCATACATTATCTCCTTGAACTTAATCTTGCCTGACATTACTTGATTTGATAGATCTTGCTTATGCACCAATAGCCAAGATATCGTCGAATCAATGCTGCCTTTGCTAATTAAGTCGATATAAGTAACATGGTTTTTTTGACCAATCCGATGAAGCCTGTCTTCTGCTTGTAGCCGTATCTCTGGTGAATAGTCGTTTGAATAAAAGATACAGTAATCTGCTGCGTACAAATCTATCCCGATGCCGCCTGCTCTTTGATTTGCTAGAAATATCCTGTGATTTGGATCATTCATAAACGAGCCAATCATCGCTTGCCTTTGTAAAGGTGCCGTTGATCCATCTAAAATGCTATGAACTATCTTGTGCTCATCAAGCTTCTTGCTTATGATATTAAGCTCCTCTTTAAATGAAGCCCAAATAACTATCTTGTGGTTCTTAGCGTACTCCAGCACGATCTCTTCCAATTTTTCTAGCTTGTTCGATTCAAACTTAAAGGACTTATCTGGAAGATACACGAACCCACTTGCTATCTGCCGAAGCTTTGTAAGCTTCGCTAACACAACCTCTGCACGAATCTCGGTACCGTCTACCTCTGTGACTAGCTCTTCTGACAATTCCTTGTAGGCTTTTGCCTGTACCGTAGTCATTGGCATCCTGTACTGTTTATAAATCTTATCCGGTAGGTCCAGGCACTCGCTCTTCAATACTCTATACGAGATCCCGCTTACCTTCTTTGAGAGTTCCTCTAAGTTCTTATATCCAAGTACCTGATATCCTCCATAGCCACCCATGATGCAGTATCTATCCCTAAAGAAGTACCAGTTATCTCCAAACACATTTGGATCTAAAAATCTGATTTGATTATACAACTCTAACGGTGAGTTCGGTGCTGGTGTACCAGTAAGTATGTATCTTCTAGAAGCGACAGATCCTAGCTTTATCATAGCCTTTGCTTGCTTTGCTGCACGGTTCTTAATCCGAGTTGATTCATCAAGGATCACGAAACCCCATTTGATCTTTGCAAGTGATTCATACATACGCCAAGCAGATTCGTAGTTGACTATGAAAACATCGGCGTCGCTTATTAAGCCCATTATCTTTCCATTCAGGGAACCTGATAATACCTGGACCTTAAGCTCCGGTCTATGCTTTTTAATTTGTACTTCCCAGTTCCACAGCACGGAGACCGGGCACACTACTAATGCAGGTCGTCGTAATTCCTTTATTTTAGGTAGATAATACCCAATGATGTCGAGGATCACTTTTGTTTTACCGGTGCCCATCTCCATGAAGAAAGCAAAGTTTCTATTCTTAAGCCCCAAGCTTATTGCAATTTTCTGATGGTCAAATGGCTTTGTTGTGAAGGTTAGATCTGCTGGAAGGGTTGCGTCTGTTACTGGTTGCGTCTTTAAATCTATTATGCTGTTTGCTCTAGTGTCTTGGTCGTTTAGAAAGTCTTGTACCTTTTGGTCAACACTTATTTCTGTTACTTGAGACAACAATGACTTGATATAAATCAAGGTCTCATTGCTAAATGGAGCGAACCAGCAGTTGAATTGCCGCATCCATCTTTTGCCTGGTACATTCTCCATCATCCTTATTACTTCAGGATCATATCCTCTGGGGATGATAGCTAATTTATTTCGGTCAGGGCTAATAGAAATATTTACCATTATTGTTTCCTGTGCATTTTAACATAGTCCATCCGCACAAGAAACTTATGCTTGTAATGTGCAAGATGATACGGGTTGAATTTACTATTAGGAAATTTCTCTCTAACTAACTTGTTGATATCATCAAACTTCATTTCATGGAACTTGTCTTGCTCGTAATGCTCAGTGAGGAAAGCTCTAACGATACCAACAACGGTAATACGTTTAGGTTTCTCCTGTACTGGCTTCTCCGTTTCCTCCATGCGAATCCTCCTTGCCTTGTTTCACGATGCTCAATGCTTCTTCGTCTGTGATTACCCTATTCGTGACTTCAGTCCAATGCTGCATGATCCAGTAACCAGTGATCTCAGGTTGAATCAAGATCTCGATGCCAGTCACACGGCACTTTAACCTATCCTTGAAGATGATAAATTCAGACCTTCCAGATACTGGATTAACAATCCGCTTGTTGTCGTCAATACCATTCTTCCCTAGCAACTGCTCACGGATCCAGTCCACACGCAACAACGTGTTTGGCATCAGATCTATCGGCAGCGTAAGTTGATTGCTATTCTCAAACTTACCAACTTCAATGGCACTATAGTCTTGACACGCGAGGCATTGCGCTTGATCATGCCATAATCTCCAATAAAAACCTTGACAATGCTGACAACGCAGCCTATCATCAGTCATCTCCTTGTAATTGTTGTCTCTAAGCTCTTGTAAATTTCTAGTAATATTTGAAAGCCTGTGATACATTAGCGACTCCTTCCATCCCGGATCCCGTCCACATACAGCATGCACATTAGATTTGACATCTCAACTTCATCATCGTCAGTCCCATCTGTTATGCCTCTGTCGTTCATCATCTTGTGGACCATTCTCTTCTCTTCAGCCGTCCAGGTTGATTTATGCTTCTTGAAAATCTCCTCAAAAGTCTTTGTCATAGCATGCATTAATGACTCCTTAAAATTCTACATTGATGTTATAAGATAATTATATATCACTTTTTATCAAAAGAACACCAATAATTATAATAAGTTAACTGCCTCTTGGAGAGCTCTTTGCTTTACCAAGGCACCATTGCCAAACAGAATTGAATTGGCTCTTGACGATTCGCTCCAGCAATTAGCAGATTTTTCGTAGTCCACATAGCGTGTTACGGAGTTATACGCGCCCCATAGCGTACCTCTAGCTGATTTAAGCATGGCCCCAGGACCAAACTCGAATAAGCTTGTTAACAGCTCTTCAACCTCTGCCTTTCTAGATTGCTTGCGCTCTTCAGCCTCATTACCAATTTCAATGACCTCAGTAGCAAGATCTAACTTGCCTAGGTAGTCCTTAAATTCTGAAACCCTAATCTGCTTATCGGCCATCTTATTAGACAACTCTTCGAATACATCAAGCCTCTTGTAGATTATCCCAAGTTGATCTCTAACGTCTATCAACCTACTGCCCATATTCTTTGTGTGGCTGATAAGAGCTTTATTTTTAGCACCATGAACTGCCTGACTAAGAGTGTTTTGACAGACAACTCTAATGGGTGTAAACATCACACGAATCCTCTGTTTTCCGTCGTGACGATGACTAAATAACAGGTAGTTTTCAACATCGTCCTCGTTCTTCAGGTGAATTGTCTTTGGTAATTTAGCTAGAATCCAGATGACTTCGCCTTTGCCAAGAGCACCAGCAGTGTGATACACAGCCGCAGCTTCTCCGACTAACGCATCACAGAACCTGAATGCGTCTTTATTTTGAAGTACTGTGTAATTAGAACCAACTACTCCTAGAATTGTCTTGTCGTCTTGACGCTGATTTGCAAAGAATCGAGGAACTTCAATTTGAGGATAATCCTTTAGGACTAGCGGCTGCTTAACAACTAGCCAATTGAGGCCTGCTCCAATAATAGCTTCTTCACTTGTTGCTACTTTTTCTAAGCGTTTGCCCTGCTTATGCCAAGGCTCATCGCCCACATACATCATAGTCTGAACATTTGCTGTCATTTTAATTCTCCCATTTTGATCTCGCCTTACCACGGATCACGGCGTTTACAGTCGCCTCCCATCCTTAAGGGGGAGGAGGCAACTGGGTTCACGTTAGGCAGCAGGAGCAGCTGGAACTTCTGCAGCAACTTCGACTTTAGGTTTCCGAGGCCCACGGTGATTACGGTTAGTAACCCCAGCGGCCTTTTCAGCTTCACTCAAGATCCAATAGACATGTTTCTCGAGACGAGGGAATCCACAATGGCCGAACCGACCAGTGTTGTAATAGGTAAGATACGCGTCCACCCATTTGTTGATGCTCTCGGCTTTCTGTGGGAAGTCAGCAAGCATCGCTTCAATGACTTTGCTTCTTCCACCTTCAACTGTGGCGAATTCGTTGATGTTTTTCGCCCATGCAGCGATCATGCCCAATCCACTGACCAATCCCTTAGCTTTGGGTTGAACAGCTTTAACCGGGGCATTCGGATCTTTAGGAGCCCGAGGCTTCCGAACTTTCGGCTCACTAATCTTCGCGTAGATCTCTTTTTCTGTGTCATTGAGATCACGCACTTTGTATTCATTAGGAACAACTGTCTGTTTCCATTTGCCAGACTTAGGCATGAACACTTCAACTTGAACACCTTCTGGAACGTTGCCGGTCTTTCTGGCAAAGTATTCCAATTCTGATTCACAAGTCTTATAGACCTGTCCTTCTTGCATCTCTGTAGCTATCATTTTATGATCCTCCTTAACTGTTGCTTCTATTATAATTATAGCACATTTGGGTCATTTTTAACACCAATAACAAATTATTTTTATCGATTATTGGTTGGATCTCCAAAGCACCTTGTATACCGCTGCATATAGATTACTGCAATACGGTCCTCAATGCCTAGTTCCTTCTGCGCTGCGAATATTGCTGCTTTCGGGTCTCTAACTCCACGCTTCCTGAGTTCATCCCAAAGCAAGAATATCTCTTCCTCTTGAGCTGTTTGACCTTTACGCATTCTTTCCATTTAATTTACACCTATATCCGCATCGCAATGTGGACATCTAACTAAGAACTCTGGATGCCCAAGACACTCGTCACAGATATTTTTAACTGAATCATCACCACGTCTGTCATGAACCTTATTAGTTACAACATCATCTTTTCCACATATATCACACTTTTCCATTTGTCACCTCAAATGATTTCATCCATGCTGCTAATTGAGCTGTCTGACCTTTACGCAATCTTTCCAAGTTTTTCAACCTCTGTTTTTATTTGCTTAACCACTTCATCTCTTGAATATCCTATTTGATAGTTATTAATTTCATGACATTCAAAGGATATTTTCTGTGTTTCATTTAATACTTTCAACACTTCAAGCAATTTATCCAACGTGTTCATTTGTTTTTTCTCCTGTATTTTCGAATGACCTCATCCATGCTGCTAAATGCTTCCTTGCTTCTGCTTTTGGTATCCCATACATCTCTGATAGCGGGATCGCTGCACCAAACATGTTGATCTGCCCGCTGTCTCTTATTGTGTCCAAGAAGCAGAAGATCTCTTCTTCCTCATCTGTCTTGCCTTTTTGTCTACTCACTTTTCCCTCCGTGCTTATAAGTAGGATATAGATCCCACGCATCTCCATGCGTCCTATGCTTAATTATTATCTCAATGCTTGTGTCTACTACTGGTGTTGCTGCTGGCAACGGGAACTCTATGCTTTGATTACAGTCTTTCTTCATGTTGATGTTATCAATGCTTGTGAATAAGCCTAATAACCCAACGAAGATTATCGGTATTAGCGGCATATCAATCCTCCAGCTTTGTGACTTTAACAGCAGCAATCTCGTAATTAAGCATTGCCTTCAAGATTGTAAACTTAACTCCTGGATTACCAGTAGCCAATCTTTTTGCTTCCTTTTCTGCTCCTTCGAACGTGTCATGTTTTCTAGTAGGGAAGTCGCATTTATCTGCAAACTCATTCCATACAACATAGAATGTATAATTCATTTAATCCTCCAATCCTGCTAATGGGTCCTTGCTTCCACTAGGTATGAACTCTAGCTTTACATGTTGCTTGATGCAGCCTGGCAACTTGCCTAAGTTAAAGTAACTCCTGTACGCATCCACCCATTTATTTATTCCCTCTGCTCTGTCTGGAAACTCTGCTACCATGTCCCTTACTATTAAAGCTCTCCCTCCAGCTACCCGCATGTGCTTCCTGAAGTAGAGGCCCCAACATTCCATCATTTTTAATCGGGAGATCCGTCCTATCGGTCTCTTTTCTACGGTACCAGCAACACTCGAGGTTCCCTTCGATATCATCGAATGAACATTTATTCTATCGTTTTCATCGAAGGATTCCTTAACCTTATAATCTGGCTGCACCTCCGCCTCGTTCCAAGCATGGTGATAGCGTGGCTCGTAGAACTCCAACCTAACGGTCTCTGCTAATGGGTCCACGGCCCTAGAAACCCTGCACAAGAACCTGCTTGCTCCTAAGGTCCTGTACAAGCTTCCGGGAACCATGCTTACAGCACTGACAATATGTCCTTCATTATCATCGCTGTCACCCAAAGCAGCAGCGTCGCTAACACTACCAAGCTCATGAATCCTAACGGCTTCCACATTTTACCTCCAATTTCGCTTTGCCATCCATTCTGCATCTTCTTTCTCTCGTCGTTTTCCTGCGCCATAACCTGCCCAGTACGCGAATGCAATGCCTAGTAACCAACCAATCTGTTCCAAGATGCTCATTCAACCTCCTCGTAACTATCAACTTCTGCCGCTTCTTCTAGTAGGCTATCGATGAACGACACCGCGTCTTCTTTAGTGTCTGCGTAAACCCTAACCTTATACACAATCTCCTGCACCGGTAACTCTTCCTCTACTGAGACCCCATTTGCTGCTTGTATCTCTTCCTTCACTTGCGTATCTTCTGTCATGTTATTCTCCTTTCTACTAATCTCTTGAAAATCAGAGTGCCATTATCTTCCTGGCATCCATGCCTACTACATGGTACGGGCTCTTGAATAATTTCTTGTATCTCTTCCTGAAGTAGGCCTTGCTTCTAATTCTCTTCTTCTGTTTCTTCATTGAATCCATCCTCCTGATCCCAGACATTATCATGGCAAGAGCAGCAGCATTGATGCTCTGCTGTCTGCTTTGCGCATTCCTCATGCTTTCCCATCTCGCAAGGCCTGAAGACCTTGAACTCCAGCGGTGGGGTCAAATCAATTGGCTCCTCCACTGCTCTTTCTAACTCTGCTACAGTCATTTGCCCTCCTTTACCATTCCAAGCACCAGTATAGTATCCTCATAAATGTCCTACCATCTACATTCCTGTCAAGATGAAATGGAAATAAGATATACAATTTCCAGTACTTGATTAATTTCTGGTTACCTGCATAATCCTCGTTTAAAAACCTACTAATATATATCCTCATGTTGTCTCCTAATGAACCTGATATGCAATGATGTCCATCGCATGAGTCGTTGCTGCTTCCTTGCTGTATCCATGCTCATCAATCAAGTGCTTGATAAAATCCCACCACGTCTTGTACTTCTGCAACTCACCACAGCAGTATAACATAACCATACCTACCTCCTAGTCCCAGATAAATAACAGGACTAACATTGCAATAGCAACCACGTGAAGATTAACCAGAGCTCCTATCATACGTTCCTCCTATTATAATTATAATACATTGGATCCCTTATTAACACCAATAAGATTTATTATTGGCTAATTAATGTTCCTTCATAAGCTAGATCCTTCATGTGCCTGAGTAAGTTAATTGCTTCCCGGAACTTCTGATTTAGGGTATGAAACTTGTAATCTTCCGCTCCAGTCTGGTACCTGAGAACACGAACCTCGAGACCAATCCTAGAAAGAACATCTGCTTCTCGCTGGATCTCGTCCCAATATTCTTGCCTTTCTGCTTCTACTTTCATGTTATCCTCCTGTATACACAGAGCACGAGTCTAACGTGCCTCTGTTTTTCTAGAACCTCAGTGATTATTTATTCCAAGTTATCTTGTTAATTACTGGAACTATCTTGCCCATGTTGTAGTAACTCTTGTACCACTCTGTCCACTTGGTTATTGAACTCTCCTTCTTAGGAAAATCCTCTAACATGGAGGCCATCACAAGATCCTTGTTTCCCTTCTCGTTTTGGAACTTTTCTAGATAATATGCCCAAGCTTTTATGAACCTGAGGCCAGAAACCTTTCCAATCGAGATTTTCTCTTTTATTTCCACTTTTTCCTCAACATCCACTTCATTTTCCTGCTTCTCAACTGCGACTTGATTTTCCATTTTATTTCTCCTTTTGATTTTAAAGAACATTTACAACTTGTTTACATCTTTGTTACATGAGATATTTTTCATCTATCTCATAATTAATTATATATTGCCTTTTAAAAAAAGTACAATTTATTTTTTCATCAAAAGCATTGATAGTGAATGATTTACAAAATATTTTTTTTAGTGATTTTTTAGTGAGTTTTACTAAACTCGTTTTTAATCAAAATCATTGATAGTGAAGCATAATTTAGGTCCTAAAACTAAACAAAAATGTACTTGCTAAACTTTTTAGTAGATCGGTTTAGTGATTGGGAGATTTTATATTACTTTGGGTCTTGATTAATTAACTTTTATTCAAATTTCCTGGTCAGTTTTATAATTATCATTCAACATTGGTGAGTGATGATTATCTTTTGATTCTGTCACTCTGATTCATGGACTGATAATTATGATTCTGGAACCACGATTCACAAACCACAAACCCCAATCTAAAAACCCAAACGCCGATGTCTATATACGCACTCAGAGGCTCGGAGTTTTTTCCCAAGAAAGAAAAATAGGGAACACAGGCAGCACGGATTTTTTATTTTGGAACCAAAAAAAGGAAGGCCCCCCTAGAGTATCTTTACTTCTTACCTTTAATCAATTAAATTAAATTAATAAATTAAAATTATCATCTAATTTTATCCGTTTGTTATATTCTAGAACATTTGGTAGTGGAAAGCCAGTAGTTAAGATACCCATACCCCCCTGGGCCCCTTTCTAGATCCCAAATAAAAATTTCATTACTTTGATGTCTGATATGTTAGTCTCTCCCAATTCGCCAACTAATTATCATATTGGTGTTAATTATTGAGAATATATTATATAATCTAGATATCTAGATACCCCGAAATAAATTCAATAAAAGGAGTAATAGTCATGGAAAATAATGAAAAGCTGTGCAAAAGTTGTAAAAAAGATATTAGTAATCGCCCAGCGCAGGCGCGATTCTGCTCTCTTAGGTGTTCATGGGACTTTCGTATTGCAACATTACCTAAGCCGCAAGAATGCGAATGCAGGAATTGCAAGATTAAATTCATTCCAAATTCTAGGAGAAAGCAGTTATATTGTTCGTACGCGTGCATGTATCAGTATCATTTGAATCAAGGTAAAACAGTTCTAGTAGAAAAAGCGTGTGAACACTGTGGTGAATTTTTTATGCCAGTAAGAGCTTATCATATCTACTGTAAACCTTCTTGTAAAAAAGCGCACTTGATGATAGCTTATAAAATTGGAGTAGATATAAAAGAAATGAACGCGTTGAAGGATCCTCTTGATGAAGAGATAAAAAGAAATGAAGAAGCAAAAGGCATTGCTGCATTGAAGCCACCTCCAGGGTTTGTTGAAGAGAAGTCAGTTTCCAGGATAGAATATTCTGACGATATCCCAGAGGAGGATAAGGTGCCATGCGTAAGGTGTAATTCTAGAAAAGCCATATCACCTAAAGACTTATATTGTTTAGAATGCGAAAAGCAAATTGAGCAGGAAGAAAATTTAAAATAACCAATATTATTGGTGTTTTTTCTCGGGTTCTTGATATATAATTAAATAATGGAGCATCCAAACGCAAAACCTATTATAGTTGAACCAGGGTCCCCACAGGCAAATTCAAAGGTAGATCTTTTGAATTCCTTCGTCGGCTTTCGTCAATTCCATCCAGAAAAAGCACGGTCCATAGACCCTGAGACTGGATATATCCTTCCTTTATACAACAACCGTAACGCGAATGGGTTGTGCCCTTCTTATTTTACGCCAGAGAAAAAAAAGAAATTTGTTCAGATTGCAAAAGACATGTTCCCGGATATCACCTCAATCTGCGAGATGTTCGAGATTTCTAGGATGACGTATAATGTGCACTACCAGATTGACAAGAAATTCCGGGATGACATGGACGCGATCAAGGAAAAAAAGATCGACAGCGTTGAGAAAAACATGTTTAATTTCTCGGCGAATCCCAAAAATTTCATGGACAGGATCGCGATCCTGAGAGCGTATAGAGGGGACCTGTATAACCCGAAGATGACGGTAATGCACCAAAAATCGATAAGCGACGATGAGGCCAGCAAGCGCCGGATAAATTTAGAAAATGTCATAGATGCTGAGGTGATAAGTTCCTCGGCGGAAGTGATCGACAGTAAGCCAGTAAAAAATTTAAGGGTCCCTGAACCACTTACCTCGAAAAATGCAATTGATCCCGCTGAAAAGGGCACGCCCATGCCTAGTTCTCCACGGTCCAGGGACCCACTTTTAGATCTATAATAAGGAGGAATGATGAAGAAAATACTTTTTGCAATAGCAATTTTAGTTGGCATCTGTAGCACAGCATCAGCTTTTGAATTTGGGGCGAATAGGGCATATGACAAGCAACATCTTCGTTATAAAGTTGCCGTGGCGGCACATCTTAGCACTTCAACCTTGATTGTAGATTTGTCTAACACGACTAATTGGCCACATAAAAGGACTGGAGAAATTCATGTCTACAATGTGAGGCTTAATATTGACAAGACTGCAGCGTCAACGACCACAGTAAAGCTTGGCGTTGTTACGCTTTCTAGCACCACCGCTGGTGATGTTACTTGGTTTCTAGGTGCTGAAAACGAGAGAAATGTTTCAAACACGTTACTGCCAATTTACGTTACATCAGATCTTGTCTACAACTTAAAAGTAGTGCCATCAGCAACGATGGGTTTAGTTGGCAGTACGCCGTATATATTGTCTAATGATAAAACTACTACTTCAACAGCATATCAAAATGACGTTAAAATCCCGTCAACCACTGGGACATTGACGATTCCTGCTGCTGGTGATTTAATAATGCTCGTTTCAAATGGTGCCGTTGCTGTGGAAGTTTATTTAGAATTAGACTATTCAGGAGAAAATTAACATGAAGCCTAAAAAGAAAGGTTGTTAGTAATAAAAAAACAAGGAGAGTAAACATGAAAGTAGTGATCACGCCTGTAAAGGGTAAGGTGCTAATCAAGCTAGAAGGAATTAAGTCAGAGACAAAATCAGGGATCAAGCTTGTTAACACAAAAGAGACATGGCAAAATGAAACGCTTCTTGCAGAAATTGTTGGTAAACATGCAGATAATCACGACGTAGAGATCGGTGAAGTAGTAGTCGTCAGAGGTGATGCTGGAAGATGGATTGACCCGGAGTTAATGCAAGATGATGATTACATCTACAGGATAATTGACGAAGAAGAGATCATCGGTGTAGTAAACCAGGAGGGATAACATGGGTATAGAAAAGCAAGCAGTGACGGAGCCTAGTGATAACGGCGTTTATTTTGCAATGATTCGTAGGTCCCCGCATTCAATGTATTTAGACATCAATAAGTGGTTCTTGAGCCTCGGAATATCAAAAGTGCTTTCACACGCGCAATCGGAATCAGATGGAAACCTCACAATTTCAGTGTTCTACAGAAAGGACTGATCTTCCAGACAAGGATGATCACAATATCCATGAGTTCAACTTCATGGGGTATAAAATCTTTGTTGGAAGAAATGCTCTTTCTAATGAAACCTTGGTGTCAGAGCACAAGAAACTTCACAAAAAATGCATCTGGCTTCATGCGTCAGGCACTAAGGGAGCGCACGTAGTTCTTTGCATCCATAATCATGATAAGGTGATGGATGACATTATATTGCGCCGCGCTGCAGGCTTGGCTGCAAGATTCTCGCATGATAGAAACTGCAACGTGGTGTATGCGGAGCTCCAGGACGTGTTTAAGCCGATTGAGGGAGTTATTGGTGTTTGGAAAACTTGGAAAAAATTTAACATCATTGAACTTTGAGGGGACAAATCCGTTAAAAAATGTCTCTGGAAGATTGATGTCGTTTGATGAAATTGATAAATTTTTAGATGAAAACAAAAGTCGTATCAATAGCGTTTCAGCGTATCAGTGTAAATTTTGTGGTGTGGTGACGCAAGTGATTAACATGGAAGTGCCAGAAGATGGCTCATGCTTTATATGCATTACTAGGTTAAATTAATGAACCCAAATAATTTAGTTTTAGAGCAAGAAAAAAAAGTTTGCTACCTAGATCCGATAGCTTTACTTAAGATAGGTTATCTTAAGATAAAGAATAAGGACCAAAAGCTTGTGCCATTTGTCTTGAACGAGGTCCAACTGCAGGTGCTCAATATCATTCGTAATTGCCGTATCAGCAAGAAACCAATTCGTGTATGCATCTTGAAAGGACGGCAGTTTGGGATCAGCACGTTGTCCGAATCCATAATTTATGCTTTTTCATCCCAAAGGCCAAATATAAATTCGCTCATCATGGCGGATAGTGAGGATGGAGCCAACTATTTATTTGATATGTGTAAATTGTATGATGAAGAACTACAAAGAGATCATCCGCATTTAACACCTGGAAGGAAAGTTTCTAATGAGAAGAAACTTGAGTTCGAAAAGATACATTCTCAGATCATTATTGATACTGCAAAAAACATTGATGCAGGTAGAAAGTATACTTTTCACATCGCGCACTTATCTGAGGTTAGTCGATTCAAAGATTTCGACTCCTCACTTCTCTCACTTATGCAGTCAATTCCGGAAAGAGCCGAGACCATGTGCATTCTGGAAACTACTGCTAATGGAGAGAATCAGTTCTGTAACTTTTGGAGAAAAATATCTCAATTGTATCAAGAAAACCCAGATGAGTGCGATTGGATCCCAATTTTCTTAAGCTGGAAAGATCACAAGGAATATACTAGGAACTTTAAGGACGTTGCTGATAAGAATAGGTTCATTGTTTCAATGAGCAATAAAGAACAGGAAGCAATGAAAGAGCATGCGCTAACATTTGAGCAGATGAATTGGCGGCGGCACGCTATAATTAATAAATGTGGTGGTGATGAGGACAAATTTAAGCAGGAATATCCATTGACGCCTGATGAAGCGTTTATAACTTCTGGGAAACGGGTGTTTAAGGAGCATATTACTAAGCCGCAGAAGAAGAATTTGATGACACCAAAGTACAGAGGTGACATCGAGATGGTTAATGGGATACCTACTTTCATCCCTAATGATCGAGGTGAAACTTATTTCTATAAAATGCCGCAGCGCGGGCACAGATATATCATGGGGTGTGACTCTTCAGAAGGAAATACCGGTAATGATTATGCTTGCACTCAAGTAATTGATAGGACTACGTGGGAGCAAGTGGCCGTTTTACATGGTCAGATTGATCCGGATCAATTTGGTGAGAAAAATTACGTGCTAGGTAGGTTCTTTAACTGGGCTTTAGTAGCTCCGGAGTCAAATTTTCATGGTATCGTGGTGCTCCGCAAGCTTGTTGCACTAGGATATCCTAACGTCTGCAAGAGAATGAAGACAAATGTGACTGATAGTGGTGAGTTTCAAGAAGTTGAAGACCTTGGTTGGGTGACGAATAGCAAGACTAAATCAGTTATCATTAACGATTTGAAAGAAGCGCTAAGAGAAATACTAATTGTGGTGCATGATCAACCTACGTTGTCAGAGATAGAGCATTATTCTGTACTCGCAGAGCGTGATAGTGGTATTCCTTTGTATGGTGGAGCTGGTGGATTTAACGATGATAGGGTGATTGCGTTGTGTATTGCTGTCCATTTTGCTAAAGAGATACCAGAGTATGTTAATGAGTCAAGAAATTCAGAAGAAGCAAGACCAAGAATGCATACAAAAACAGGATACGGATAAGGAGATTACAATGAGTGAAGTATTACAAGATCCAAAGATGATTGGCAGCGTTAAGTTACTTGAAGATAAGGTGTTAAGAGTAGAAATACCTCTTACAGTACCTGAAGGACGTGAGATTGAAGGTAGAGTAAGTGCGTATGGTCTTTTGCAATGGGCAAATACTGTTGTTACTAGATTTTATGACATTCAAGAACGAAATTTAGCCATTAAAAATGCTCAAGCAGCTGATGGAAAAGCAAAATTAGGTGTTATTAAACCAGATTTTAACAGGATACCACCTGTTAAGGGGTAAATATGGGTGAATTTGACAAGAAAGAGCAAAAAACTGAAGTTCTGAAGGACGATGAATCAGATTTTCATGAACTTATGAGCAAGAAAAAGAAAAGAACTTATATGTTCGTTGAAAATGAAGCCGATAAGTCCCTAGATGATCTCTCTTGTACTACTAAACGAGGTATATACAATGAATAAAAAGGTTCGTAGATTAAAATTCGCAAAAAATAAGGGTGAAGTTGTAAAAACTAGTAAACAACACACGATATCAAATGCAGTCCCTAAAGAAGCAATCAATAGGGCTGATGTTTCTCTGCATAAACTTGTTAAACGTAACAGTAAAAAGGGAAATAAAGTTGGAATGTTAAAAGGAGGCTATTAATATGAGCATCGAGCATAAAAAGATGGTTGGTAATTACCAAGATGGACCTAAGCATGAGAGAATTAAAGGAAAAGAGTCTAATCCTACTGCTAGTACTTTTAAATCAGATAAGATTTTGAGTGAACTTCCTCCGCATGGCGCAATTAGTGGCGGTGAAGCTAAGGCTTCTAATTTTCAGGATCTTAGAAACTCGACGATTAAGAAAGGTAGCATTTAAAGAGGTTAGTAATGCAATTAACTCGAGAACAGTCGCTATTAATAGGCATAACTCCTCCTCCACCTGGAGAATTGCCTCTTCCTACTGATACTACTATTACAAAATTAAAAAAATCACCTTTTAATTTGTATAGACGTCAAGAAGTTTTAACTGACGATCAAAAGGCTAAAATTAAAGATATTTTGTATAAAGTCTATAACGAGTGGTTAAGTAACACAGCGCTATTAAGAAGCAAGTTAAGAAAAGCTAATGATTTAATGGAGGGTATTAAAGACCCCAAGGATTTCCCCTGGGTCGATTCTAGTAATTTGCATATCCCTGTTATTGAGACGCATATAACTATCTTGCATTCTGTTTGTTCTTCAACAATGCTTGATAATGACCCAATTTGGTATGTTAGAATAATGCGTGATGGTGTTCCCGAAGGCGTGGATTCAGAAATTGAATCATTTTTGAATGCAGTTTGCAAGTTAGAGTTAAAGCTAGATTCTGTTCTTTCTGACGTCTATTGGTCTGCGTATAAAGATGGGACCGCTATTGGTGATCTTGACTGGGTAGAAGAGTATGATTGTCAGTACGATATCCTTAGATTTGATGATGTTGAAAAATTTGTAGAATCTTTTCCAACTCCTAATAGTGCTGGTTTATCTATTAAGGCGTATAATGATTATCTCCAGCAAATTTTAGAAAGTGGTGAAATACAAATTAAGGTTGAGGAGTATATTGCTGTTCATCGCGGGCCAAAATTGAGACAGGTAGAGCTTAAAGATTTTGTAATGGTCCCTACTACGTCGCCTTCAGTTGAATATGCCATGTTTGTAGGTGATATGTACTTATCGCGTGGTGATTATTTTAGACGGATGGTTAAGCAAAAGTGGTTTGATAAAGAAGAAACTAAAATAATGCTTAAAGAAGTTGGATTAGATTCTGCCCCTGATGAAGGTTCTAATGCACAGGATAGAATAGAAGGAATTAGTCGTGTTAGAACAACAAAAGCTGATGAGTATTGGTGTCTGCAGGGAATACTTAAGATAAATTTAGATCCAGATGATATGGAACCAGAGCGGAAGTATCTTGTTCATTTTCATCCAAAGTCAAAAGCGTTAATGCGATTTGAAAGTTATCCGTACCTACATAATAGGATAAAGTATATTCCTTGGAGATTTAAAAAACGAGCTAATAGATTTCTTGGTCAGTCAATATATGACCAGTTAGGTGATATAAATGAAGAAGTAGACACACAACATAACCAGCGTATTGATAGCAGGACGATATCTACTGTTCCTTCGTTCTTAAAGGTAGATAACTTTGAATTTGATCCTACAAAAACAGGACAGAAATTTTATCCTGGCTGCACGTTTAGAGTTAGCAATTTTAATCAGTTTAAACAACTTGAAATTAAGCAGACCGATTTAGGTCAAAGTTTGCAAGAAGAACAAAACTTGATGTACATTGCTGAAGTAAGAACAGGAGCATCTGCTGCACGTTCTGGAAGAGAACAAGCTAGAGATCCTCGAGCGTCTGGTAAAAAAATGCAGTTGCAATTGCAGCAATCCGATATCAGGATAGATGATCACATGCGCGAACTTAGGATTGGTACTGCTGAAGTCGGCCTTCAAGTCCTTGAACTTTATTATCAGTACGCACCTGAAACAGTTACGTATTTCAAACAAGATCCCGACACGCAAAAATTTGTTCAGATGCAAATTGCTAGGCAAAAATTGCGTGGCAGAGATCTTTATCTTGAGGTTGCAAGAACTTCTGTAAATGACAACCCTGATCAGTTGTTCCAGCGTGAGCTGACGTTGTATCAACTGTTGTCTAATGAGCCAATGATTGGCGCTAACATGATGCGGCGGCGTGAGTTAATTGTTAGAGTGCTTACAGCGATGCGTGAGAGAAATATTTATAAGATTATGCCTACTGTCGAGCAATTACTTAAAGAGTTACAACAACAGGAGCAATTAACAGATCCTCTTTCACCGTCTACTCATCAAGCACTTGGATTAAAATTAGCAGGAGTAGAAGGTAAAAAAACAAAAAGTTCCGGTGCAATTAAGCCACAAGATACGTCTAACAGTACTAAAATGATACAATCGTAGGGAGACATAAAATGAATACAGAAGAAGCCATACAAACTAGGAAAAAAGAAATAATAGAAAACAAAAAGAAATTCTTAACCGATATCATACTAGCATCGGCTAGGTATGAAAGATTACTTGCTAATAAAGACTTCAATGATGTCTTAAATGATCTTAAAAATCTTGTAAAGATTCATGACGATGAAATTCAAGGTTATCTTGCTTCTTATTCAATAGCAAGTTCTTTTTTTAAGAAAATGCGATTAGCAGAAATAATGGCGCAGCATCAATTAAGACGTGATCAAATTACTAGTGCAATTAATTATCCCAATATGATTGTTCAGAAAGCTAATGAGGCCAGAGAAGAACTCAGTAAGTTAAAAGAACAAGAAAAGGAGAATGAAAATGACGGATCCAATTAAAGAAGTTCTTGACAAAGAAGAAGAAAAAGTTGAAGAGAAAGTAGAGGAAAAAGTTGAAGAGAAAGTAGAAGAAAAATCAGATGCTAATGTTCTTAAAGTCTTAAATGACATAAAAGATTCTCTACAAAAACCTGGAGCTCCTGCACCTACAAAAGCAGAAATTAGAGCAGCAATAAAAGATCAAACTGGGTTTACAGATGCGCAGATAGATGTTGTTGAGCAAATGCAGCAAGCCATTGTTAAACAACATAGCGGTAAAGTTGCCGTTCTAGAAGGTAAAGTTGCTTGGAGCGAGTTTAAGGATGAGATTGGTGGTAAGATAGATCCATCAGTTGAAAAGATAATGAAGGAAGAACTTAAACAGTATGAACCTGAAATGCATGGAGATAAAGTTTTGCTTAAAAAGATATACTATATGTCTCTTGGTATTCAAACTGAAAAGGCTTCTAAACAAAAAAAGAGTGAGCCAGGTGATAAGCCAAATGATGCTAATAACATAATGGGGAGGACAATTGTGAATGACAATCCAGGAGCTGCTAAAGGACTTGAGAATGACGGAACAAAAGGTAGTGGTGGCAAAGAACTTACTGATGATGAAAAAGCTATGGCTAAAAATATGAATATTACTGAAGCCGAGTATGCCAGATCAAAATCTACTAAAATTATAAGTCAATTGAAGGGAAATACGAAATAAATGCAAAATATTCACCCAACTGAGACTGGAGGAGATGGCAAAAGCTTTATAAAGTTTGCTACTCCTAAAAAAGGTGACATTCCTGATGATAAGATACATTGTGCTATGTGCGGGTTTGCTGTTAGGATGAAAACTGATGCCCACGGTGATACTCAAGATTCACCAGGAATAACCGTAGGTGACGAGGTAGTTGCTATTAGCAATGATCAAAATAAAATTCCAGTTCATTTGAAAGGTTTGACTGCCTTTTCTGCGACGTCTAGAACTATAAAAAGCGCAACGATAAACTCTGGCTGCCGTCTTTGCGGTACGTACAACCCAACTGGTAAACAAAGCAGAGAGTTCGATACTTTTAATAAGGACATGTCTAATAGATAAAATTTAATTCCAACCTAGAAAACATTAATATACCAACCTAGTAAACAAGTTTCATCAATCTAACATAATTATTAATAAAGAGGTGTAACGATGAAATTTCATTACGACTTAACTGGTGCGCAACAAATAATTAAAGATTATCCAGTGTACGGCGCTGGTTCTGCTCTTGCTATTGATGCTGCTCTTATGCGTGGTGCTACCCCGGGAACTGATTCTGGATTTGGAATCGTAGCCGCTGGTACACTTGCTGGTATTATCGGTGTTTTGCAAGAAGCTCATGCCGATCCCGGCGCTGCTGGTGACGATTCAAAACAAGATGGCAGTGCGTATGGACTTAGAAAAGTTCTAATCAATCCATTTGCAGTTTGGTTAGCTGAGCACGTTGATGCTGCTACTGCTGCGCTTGTCATTGATAGTGTTACTACTACTGCGGTGACTGTTACTGCTGGTGAAGACAATGTTGACGGTGGCTGGATGCTTGGTAGTGATGGTCAGTTGCAGTATATCACGGCTTCTACGACAACTAATCGTACAACTAAATCTTCAACTGGCTGGACTGCAGCTATCACGTATGCGCATATCCAACCTATATTCCACGCTATTGGTGAACTTAGCTCAGTAGGTGTTAAAATTCAAAATACGCTTGCTACTACTGATGGTAAAATGCGTGTTATTGAAAACTACATCAAAGCTAATGGTATTCCGTTTCAAAAACTTAATCCAACTAAGCATTCTGGACTTACTCTTACAAATCCAGTTGTTTATTCAGACATTGTCTTCACAGATCATGTCTTTGGCATTAATGGTTAATAAGGAGGAAATTGTAAAATGAGTCTAATACAAGAGAATTGGCCTAACTTGCTTGAACCTGGTTTGCGGAAGGTATTCGCAGATGTGTTCAATAGGCAAGAATCAATGCTGCCGATTTTGTTCAGCATGCAAGAATCATCTAAAGCTGTTGAGCACGATCTTGAAATGGGAGACATTGCTGACTTCGAGCCATTCGAAGGAAGCATTCCCTACGATGATACTGGTGAAGGTTACAAAACCGACTACACTCATCTTGAATATGCTCGTGGTATCAAGATTGAACGTAGATTGGTTCTGAATGATCAGTACTCAGTCATTAATCGACGTCCAGCTGCATTAGGTCTTGCTGCTTATCGCAGACGAGAAGCTGATGGAGCTAGCGTGTTTAATAATGCGTTTAACACAGCAATTACCGGTGGAGATAGCCTCTGCCTGTGTAATTCAGCGCATACTTCCAAAGTTGGTGGAGCTGATCAGTCAAACACAGGAACTGATAGTTTTTCACCGACAGCGGTTGAAACTGTTCGTCAAGCGATGACTGCGTTTAAATCCAACAGAGATAATATTATCACTGTTAAACCAGATATGCTCATCGTTCCTCTTGCACTTGAAGAGAAAGCGTTTGAACTTATCAATTCTAAAGGTAAGGTTGATACTGCGCAAAACAATGCTAACTTCCACCAAGGAAAATATAAGCTTGTTGTGTGGCCGAATTATCTAACCTCCTCGACTGATTGGTTTATGGTTGACTCCGAGTTGATGAAGATGTTCTTGCTTTGGTTTGATCGTGAACCAGTGCAATTCTTCAAAGATCGGGATTTCGACACATTGCAGGCGAAGTATGCAGGATATGCTTACTACTCGTTTGGCTGGTCAGATTGGCGGTGGATTTTTGGTAGCAACGCGTAATTAAAAACAAATTAAAAATCATGGAGGGTCATCATGTCTGTTATAGATCCAAACAAGTTACAAAAATTATCTGTTACTGAGCGTGAAGCGATTAAGCAACAGATAGCGTCTCAAGAAGAGCAATTAGATAATCCTGAAAGGTTAGCTATAAGTGGTCAAAATGCAACATCGGAAATGAAGGAAAATGTTCTAAAAAAGAAAATAATACTTCAAAAAGACGATGATTTGATTGCTAGAGGTACTGAAAAAGATCGTCTATTTGCTCGGCTAAAAGAAATTGAATTGATTCTAATTCCAAATATGCCTACTAAAAATCAGATGTGGGCTAAATCTGGAACAGAAGAGTCAGATAGAGCGGTTCAAAAGAACTTGCTTTTCCGTAGTAAATACGGCAAATTAGCTTCTGAATGGCAGAATATAAAAAAGAGACTTGAGCCAGATGACCCTTGGGCTCAAAGTTTGGACTCTATCAGACCTGAAAAGTGAGGAGGATAAGATGAAAAAGTTTAAGCTATGGCTAGGAGTAGGACTTATTTCTATTCTTGGTTTTATAGCAATTTCATACGCTACAGAATATGTACAACGATTCGTTATAAATGGCTCTGAGATATACAGCCTAGATAACAGCGGCAATGTAAGTATTGCAGGAACTTTATCAACTACTGGTGCAGTTACAAATAGTGGAGATGTCATCGTCACAGATGATGATCTCAAATTTGGAACTGGTGTTGCAGTTGCTACAACCACAACGTCAGGGACTTCTCAAGGTACTATAAGATACGCGTATCTTGGTGGTGTATACAATGCAACCGAAGGTTCTGTTTTAGTTGCGACCGCTCCTACTGCTGGACAAGGTATAACCGTTATTCGGGCTGCTGCTGCCCAAGATTATACTGCCGCCGTTGGTATTGCCGCCTCGGCTGTTTCTACTGGTTCTGTTGTTGGTTTCTATACCAGTGGGTATGTTTTGGCTCTCACAACTGGAACCGTTAATCCAGGAGATACTCTAGTCGTTAGTGATCTTGGTACTTCTGGGTATCTTGAAGCCGATACCACACCTACAACCGGTGCCGATGTTGCTGTTGCTCTTGGTTATGGTGTTTCTGCTGGTGGACTTGTAAAAGTATTACTGTATAAATAATTATGTTTGTTATTGTTGAGGGGAGGATTGCATGAAAAAGATTATTTTTGCTTTTATTTTATCGTTATCTGTAGTCCTCCCCTCATACGGGATGACCGTTTCAGAGATACTTGATAGAGTTAGAGTAAATGTAAAAGACCAGTCATCAGTAACTAGTAGGCAACAGTTTTCTGATGCCACTTTGATTAATTTTGCTAATGATGGTCAGCGTGAAGCAAACATTTTAGCATGGTTATTACAAGATAAGATAACTTTAACGTTAGTATCTGGAACTCAAGAGTATGCTCTTCCTAATGATTTTATCTCGACGAATAGAGTACTGCATAATAATGTAAAATTAGCTCAAACATCACTAGATCAGTTAGATACAGAAACCGTAGGATGGCTAGCGTCTACTGGTGCTACTCCCCAAAAATATTATTTATACAAGACTACTTCAACTCTTATTGGACTTGTTCCTAAGCCAAGTTCTCCTACTGTTACTTCTCTTATTGTTTACTATATAAAACAACCTATTGAAATAACCGCTACAAGTGATACTCCCTGGAATGGATGGAGCAGTTTAACTCCCTATCACAGCGCGCTAGTGTACTATATCACTTACAGAGCATTCCGCGTGCTAGAAGAAGATGAATTAGCAAAAGCATTTTATCAAGAGTGGGCTTCATCTATAGAAATGATGCGTCACGGAATTTATTCAATGCCAGATTTTAATCCTGGATTTATAGGACAACGTAAATAATGAAACGCCATTTATATAAAGCGATATTATTTTACTTCACGTTTATAGCGTCATTATATGCTATTGGTGAAAAAAAATATGCGCCTATTGCTGGTTTTACTGGCGGATTAAACTCCGCGTATTCCTCTTTAAATATTGCTGAAAATGAAGTACAAGAAGCTTTAAACGTATGGTTCGATGAAGATAGTTCTGTAGTAAAGAGAAATGGTTTTACTGTTTACGGTTCTTCTACCTCAGATAGGTATACTAACGGGTGGTCGTACACAGATAGCAGTAATAATAATTGGATTATTACACTGTCATCAAATTGTATTAGAGCTTCAAAAGGTGATGGCGTATTTACTGTAATTGTCGCTACTGTTCCTGCTCCAGTCGTTTCTCTAGTAGATGCTGTTAGTGCTTTTGGTAATATTTATTTTGTTGATAGTAGTCAAGGCGTTTATTATTGGGATGGAACTAATACAACGTATATCGGCGGGTCTCCTAAAGGCTCATTGATATGTGAGTTTCAGGGTAGACTATGGGTAGCTGGAGAAGCGCATCCTAATCAAAATCGTCTCTCAGCAAGTGAGCATTTAGATCCAACAAACTGGACGTCTGGAAGTTTGGCAACAGATCCTATTACTTTTATTGTAGGGCTAACCGATAAATCAGACGGTATTACTAAACTATATTCAGGTTTAAATGATGCTATTTATATTTTTAAACGTAATTCTATTCATGCATTATACGGGTTTAGTCAAGATGATTTTCAAGTAAGAGTACTGACGTCAGAAGCTGGTTGTATTCAAGGAAATACAGTACAACCGTTTGCTGGTGGTATATTATTTTTAAGTAAGCGAGGATTTGAGATTTTTGATGGCGTGTCCCCCAGAATAATTTCTAAAAAAATAAATAATCAAATTACTACTACATTAAATAGTTCATTTTCTCAAAAATCTTGGACGCAAGATAGCGGAGATGATTGGAATCAAGGTTCAATTAGTCCTCCTGGAACTCTATCAACTACCACAGTTCCTGGAGATATTATTACAGTAAGCTCTCTACCAGTTGTTATCATTGCAACTAACACCACTACTGCTGATTTTAGTGCGTCTAGTTATTATAGCTATGTTGCGTTTGATAATGATGAATTAAAATTAGATTACGCTGCTGCTAGTAGTAGACAAACCGCATGCTGCAATACTAATCTCAATAATTATTCTTGCACAGGTAATTATCTTGCGCAGCAATTTGTGGCAGATGAGGATTATCTATTGACGCAAGTATCAGTATATTGTGCTGATATTAGTTGGACTGGTAATTGGAATGTTAAAATTTTATCAGATAGTAGTAACACACCTGGATCAGAATTAGGTAGAGGCACGTTTTCATTTTGTAATGATGGTAGTGCTGCTGGTGACTATACGCCAACAAATATTACTGTTTCTTCTGTAGCAGTAACCAATGGATCTAAATATTGGGTTCAATTAATACCAGCAGCTGGTACTAGTTGCAATGCGTCTAATAGAGTAGTTTGGTATAAAACCAATACAGCAGCCACTGCAACATTTCCTAGGTACAATGTAGATTCTACTGTTTATACTGACCATTGGTTCAATACAGGTTTGTCAGGCAAAACAAGAGAAACGTATGGATCTTTTCAATCACTCATTGCTGATTCAACTACAGCTACTAAAGGTTGGCAGTTTAGTTATGATGTCTTTAACGCAAATGCTGTTCTAAATGGTGGTACTTTAACTTATTATACAGCTACTTGTAATAGTAAAGTAGACTGTGAGTCAGGTGGTACAGTATGGACTCAAGTAATTCCTGGAAGTTCTATTAATTCTTATCCATATAGGTATATTGGTTATAAAGTCATACTTACTGGCCCTGGGACTTTAGCCACACCAATTGTTTATGATACACACATTAGTGTAGGTAATAGAAAACGATCACCAATGCTATTTACATCACCTATTCACAATACTGGATCTAGTATAAATTCATTTGGATCTTTAGTTACGCTAGAAGATCTTAACGATGGGTTCATATATTATAATGTTTGCACATCATCGTCGTCAGATATGATTACGTCAATTTGTGCAATTCAAAGTGGAAATTCTCAAATTCTAGCTCCTATAAATGCTTATGTTCAAGTTACTTCATCTTTTAATGTCACTGTTGGAACTCAAAATCCTACAATTCATAGTTATTCAGTAGAATGGAATGAAGGTAATAGAGGTAATTCACCTACTAGTGCGATCTATAAAGATAAATACTGGGTTTCTTTAACTACTAATAGCCTCAATTCCGGTAACGATTGCACATTTGTTATGTCGTATAATTTAAACCGTGATGGTTTAATTTGGTCTAAGCATGACATTAATGCTGGTGCGTATATTGTCTACAAAGATGAATTGTACCATGCCGATTCTAATTCCACAGGTAATGTGTACAAAGATTATCAAGGCTTTAATGACAATGGTGCAGCAATAAATGGATATTTTATTACTAAAGATTACGCGTTAGATAGTATTTTAAGTGAAAAATGGTTTGATGGTCTTTATTTGATAAGCGATGCACTAGGTAATTATAATTTAAATACTTCGTATTATATTGATAGGTATAAAACTAATGAATTCGCACTTGGTACAGTTGTAACTAATGAGCAAAGTGGCCTTATAGATATAAAATTGCCATTTCCAATTGATTCAACGCACCAAACTTTTGGTAAAACTATAACTTTTAAATTTGGTAATAGCGTATTAGATTCACCAATGCGAGTGTATGGTGGTTCCCTAAGTTATTTCTTGAGGAAACCTCTATGAAGTTGTTAATATTGTTAATAAGCCTGTTACCAACTTATGCTTTTGCAGTGGGACCTATTTATCAGCATAAAGACCCAGCTGTGCATCGTGAATTTCAAAATATCTATCAAGAACTAAAAACAAAATTTATTGTTGAATCTAAGACAATTGCTCAAATAAATTTATTTGCTCCAAGTTCTGTAGGACAATTATTCTATTGTTCTAATTGTACAAGTACAGCTGTATGCGTTTCTACTGGTACTGGAATTGGTGCGTTTTCATCGTTAAGCAGTAAAACTACACATTGTAACTAATTTAAGGAGTGAATATGAGTGTTATTGACAATTTGAGAAAAGAGTTTGAGGCTTTTGGGTATACTCCTACTGATGCAGAATTAGCTCAATTTGTTCCGATAGCTTCAGCAAAGTACACCGGTAGTGCAGGGGCCACTGGTTCAGTTGCTAGTTACGTTCAAGCTGTTAGATTAGAACAAGAACGTAAAGGTAATGATCCTCTTAATAAAGTAATTGCAGATGAGCGAGGATTTTTTAACGAAACAGAAGCTAGAATTGCAAATCTTGAGGGTAGAACTACTGGGCCTATTGAATTATTTGGTGGATTGTCTGAAGATCAGATTAATAAATATCTTGCTCCTTTAGGTCAGCAAACAAAAGAAAGTTCTGCAAGATTAGCAGGAGCTTCTGCAAGAAGAGGTATAACTGGATCTTCTACAGAATATAACGCATTAGCTGAAAATGAGCGAAAGTATAGGGAAAATGTTTTAGCATCCGGCCTTGATGTTGGTATGACAGAGCGCAATCGTCTCACCAGCCTTCTCGAGCAGCAGTATGGTCTTCTTCCAGGGTCTCTTTCTAGACAAGCAGAAATTGCTGGACAGCAATCTTCGCAAGAAGCTTCAGCTACTCAATTTCAACAAGAATTACCATTATATTTACGAGGCATTTCTGCGCAAGAAGAAGCTATAGCTGCAGCTATAAAGGCAAGAGAAGATGCTGCTAAGCAAGCAAAACGTGCAGGAATTGGCAAATTAATTGGAACTGGTGTAGGAGCAGTAGCTGGAGGAATTTTTGCTGCACCTACTGGCGGGATGAGCATTCCCATGGGCGCTATGCTAGGTAGTCAACTCGGAAGCTCTTTAGGTGAAACCGTAGCTGGTGGTGGTTCTACGCAAAGTGGTAATGATCTTAATTCAAATTTAATGGCGGCTTATTTAATGTACCCAAGTGGTAGTGGAACTTATTCTCAACCATCTCAGCCACCGTCTCTATTGAATAATAGTGCCCTAGGTTATTTAATGTACCCACGTGGTGGTGGAACTTATTCTCAACCATCTCAGCCACCGTCTCTATTGAATAATAGTGCCCCAGGCAAAATGGTTTAAGGAGGAAATATGCCAGATTTATTAGGTCCTGCAGCTGGACTATTTAAAGGTGCTGCTGATACTCAAGCGCAAATAACTGCTGATCAAACAACTAGATTAGAAGGCGCTGCCAATAGGTCTGCTAATCTAACTAGAGAAGTCGTAGGCTCTGGTATTCAGCAAATTGGTGCCATGGAACGTGAAAAAGCTTCTAATGCAGCAGCCATGGAGCGCGAGAAAGTTTCCCAGGCTGGGGCTTCAGAACGGCAGCAAGCTGATATTGAAGCTCAATTTATTACTTTGACTCCTACGCTTAAAAAAGGTGCTGCTCAAGTTACTGGTGATAAATCTTGGAACGAGATTCCCGATGGCTATAAGATGCGAGCCGATGTCTATTCCGGTCTTCTTTCTACTGGTTCTAAAATGTATGAAAATAACCAACCAAAAACTTTAACGATCCAAGAAGGTGATCAAGTCTACACAGCTGAATATGATCCAGTTACAAGGAAACTTCGTAAGTTAACTGAAGGTGGAGAGAAGTTTAATCCTAAAACTGGAACAGGAGCTGGGGGTAAAAACTTGAATCCTATTACTTTGCAAACTAGAATAGCCCAAGATGAAAAGACTCTTCTTACAGCTATGGGAGCTAAAGGTGACAAGGGTATCCCTGGGCAAGGGTTATTTGGTGATACGTTTATCGGTGATAAGGGCAAAGCAAAGTTAGCTTCTTACAGGACTATTGCGCAAAGACTAAAAGATAATTACGTTAATCTAGAGAAATTATCCGATGAAAAAGGATTACAGTTTACTCCTCCTAGTGAAGAGACACTAACAGCTATTAATGGTATTCTTGGACAAGATGAGAAAGCACAGGCAGCAGTTGCACAACCAGCTGCACCAGTTACTCCACCTGCTCCAGCAGCAAGCACTTTAATAAGAGTAAAAGCTCCAAATGGTAGTTTTGGTTATATCCCTAAATCTAAGTTAGAGGAGAAATTAAAACTTGGCTACACCGTCGCCCCTAAATAATGAGCAAGTAGATCCAGACTTTATCCCTGAAGAGCAGATGGCTGGTCAGCAAACTGCACAGGATGATCCTGATTTTATTCCTGAAGAGCAGGTAGATAAGGATCCATCGTTGCTTCAAAAAGGCGTTGCCGCTCTTGAGATGTCATATCCTAATGCTACATCTGCCACTAAAAATATTGGTGGTAAGTTTAAATCCGCTCTTGATGACGTCTTTGGTAATCCCGTCTTGCAGCATGTTGATCCTGTTAATAAGATTGGGCTTACTTTACAAAATACTGCTCAAAGTATCTTTGACGAAGGCGGTGATAAAACTGCAGAGAGACTTGCTGCTAATGGGATGAACCCGTACGTTGCAGCTACTGCTGGACTTGGCATCCAAATGTTTCCTGACTTAGTATTTACTGCTGAAGGCGTTGGTGCTATGAAAGCGGCAGGCAATGCAGCTGCTGAAAGCAGAATGCTTCAGAATGTAATAGGCAAGCTAAAAACCGCTGCTCCTCTACAACTTGGCTACGAGGCTCCTATTGCTGCTCCTATTGGTGAGATTGCTAGTAAAGAAGCCATTCCTTTAGAAAGTAAAGCATTGAGCCTTTTAAAAGGTAAAGCGCCATTAGCATTACCGGAGCCTAAGGTTGTGCAAGGACCAAAGCAGACTGTTGGTGAAAAATTTGGTATTTCAATAGAGGATCTTAAAAATATTGAGCCAGAAAAAAATCCTAAAATATTTGAACAACTTAGTAAACGTTACAAGAAAGAAGGTACTCCAGGTATTAAAATAAATAAAGGTATATATGATGAAGGAATAGATGCTGATGTAACGCATAGCGTTCTTGTTTACGATAAAAATGGCAAACTAGCTAGTGTTTTAGAATTAGACGTAATAAATAAAGATGTCCAGCATATTGCAGCTGCTTCACGTCCTGGTTATAAACCTGTAATGACAGAAGTTACTAAAAAATTAGCGCAAGAAGGATATAGTTTAAATCCTTCCGTTGCCCTTGGAGATTTTTCCTACACAAAATCTGGTAAAAAAGCGCTGGCAAGAATTTTAAATGTTGAAGCTGAACCAGGTTTCACTATGACCGATCAATCAGATTTGGCTAAGATACAGAGTACAGAAACAATGCCTAGAACTGAATTTTCTTCTAAATTAAAAAATAACGTCGATATAGGTATTGATTCTTTTAAGGGTTTAAAACCTGAAGTGTATGAAGGTGACATTGGCTTAGGCAATAAAGCTGTTGGATCGTATGAGATAAAACTAGAGAAAGATAAAATAATTTTACGTTGGGCTTCAGTTAATGCAGAATACCGCGAGAGAGGTATTGCAAGTGATTTTATTACTTCTCTTGAAAATAAAGCTAAAGAAGCTGGAATAAAACAAATTGAAATTGTTTCAATGCCTCATGCAGAATCTTACTGGTCAAAATTTGGGTACAATAAAGGTAATAATTTTACTAAAGATTTATCTTTAGAAGTTCCTAAAATTCCAATGCAGCGTGGTGCTCAGCCAACGTATCCTGGAGGGATGAAAGGACCTAGTGAAATTGAGGCAAAAACTGATACTGGAAAATTTGATGTAGCAATAAAATATAAGGGCAAAGTGTATGCAGGAAAACCCGGTGATATTCATGCTGATATGACCATGAGTGTACCGTGGGAAGGTGAAGACGCTGAAGATTTTGGAAATGCATTAGAACATTCTGAATTCGGCTTTGTAAAAAATAATAAATTTTATACTAGAGAAGAAGCTGCAAAAATTACAAAAACAACGAATCCAGTTGCAGAGTATATGTCATCTGAAGGGCACATGAATGTTCCTGCTAGTATGAAAGAATCTAAAATTAGGCCTGGTGAATCTCTCAAGCAATATGCAGCTCGTAAAAAGCTTTCTGCTGATGTCCCTGATTTTAAAGCTGTTCATGATAATCAAGCAGTAGCTCCTGCTGATTATAATGCACCTTCTGTCACTGACATGATGGATGAGTCTCGCGCTCAATACTCTGGTGTTGATTCAAGGCTTAAGATGGAAACAGATAGTGCTACTGGACGAACCATGTTTAAGCTTCGTCAAGATCCTCCTAGAGAATTAGGCCTTGCTACTGAGGCTGAAGTTGCTTCTAATCAGGCCACAAAAGCATCTCCTATTGTCAAAGAGCTTGGCATTGACCCACGGATGGTTGACTCCTCACCAGTGCTTCCGGGTTCGCAGCAGGTCCCGGTTCTTAAGCCTGAGATCGTAGCTGGTAGTCGCAGCTTCATTGGTGGTGTTTGGAACCGGATTGGTGCAGCTTCTGAGGCAGTAGTTAGCAGGATGGGTCAAGCTGGTAAGGAATTGGCTCAAGGTATTCGCATCGTTCGCGATGTTCCGCAGGTTCGTTACGGGGAGTTTAGCGCCGACTTTGATCAATTCTTAAAAGGCCTGTCTAAAAAGCAAGCTAAAGAAGTATCTACTGCTCTTGCCGACACCCTTGAAGGCAGTAAAGCTTCTACTAAATTACCCAATGGTCTTGTTGATTTTGTCCGTCAAAAGTTAAAGGTTATAGCTGATGAAGCTGCTTCGCTTGAGATGACTATTACTAATTCAAAGGGTGAGACTGTCCCATTTGCACCTCGTGAGAACTTCTTTCCTCGTGTTGTTAGGCAGGATATCCTTGACGGGCTTATTTCTGGCGACAATAAAGTTATGTCGCAAGTTGCACAAGCTATGGTTAATAATAGACAAGAGGCTAATTTTCAAATTGCTTTTGAGCGTGTTAAGTTCTTACGAAATAAGATAATGCTTCATAAGTACGGTCATCTTGAACGTGCTAGAGAATTTGAGCTACCTCCTAAGTTTTATGATAAGAACTCCCTTAGGGTAATTCCAGAGTATATCAACTCTGCTCTTCATCGAATTGAAGAGGTGCGTCAATTTGGAGCCCAGGGTGAGAAGGCTCTTGAGGTTATTTCAAGAATTAAAGATGAAGGCCACGATGCCGATCTAGCTCGTCGAATTTTTGAGAGATTTACTAGGATAGAGCCAAGAGATGCTATTCAGGTAAAGGCTTATCAAGGCCTTCGTAACATGGCAGCTGGTATGCTTATTCAAGCACAATCTACTATCTTGCAGGTTGGTCAGGTGCTTACTCCTGCTTATGAAGCTGGTTTTGTTAAAGCAGTAAAAGGCTTTGCAAAGGCGTTTACCTCTCTTGGTGATGCTGAAGCAAAACGAGCTGGTCAAGTATTTACCACTGCTGCTACTGATTATATCAAAGAAGCTTATGGTGGTGCCTACGGATTCGCTGGCAAGTTTGCTGACAAGATGTTAAATATAACTGGATTTGCGCGGATGGACCACTTCTTAAGGAAGTATTCTGCGCTAGTTGGTAAAGATTACATTGATTCTTTAGTAACTAAACTTGTAAAAAATAACAATAATAAAGAAGCTTTAGTTGAATTGCAGCATCTTGGTTTTGATACTAATAAGATAATTCGTAATAAAGGTATCTCTGCTCTGGAGCATAATGTTGGTGCTAAAGTTTTTGCTGATAGTACCCAAGGAGCTCCTGATTCAACAAGACTACCACATTTTTGGACTTCTCCTGAAGGTAAATTATTTGCACAGTTTAAAAATTTCTCTTACGTCATTGGCAAAGAAAATGCCTCAATGATAAAACGTGCTTTGCAAACTGGCAATGTAACTCGTCTTGGTGAGATGGCAGTTGGTCTTCCACTCTCTGGTTATGCAATTAAATCCCTAAGAGACGCAATGGCTGGTGAGAGTAACTCTGAGGTAACAGGCCAAGAAGACGTTGATGCAATGGTACAAGTGCTTGCTAATGCCACTGCGTTTGGTCCTGCTGTTGATTTATTCTTATTAGCATTGCAAGGACCAAGCAGACTGAATAGTTTCTTTTTACCCATTGGTGTTAAAAACGTTACCGAGCTTGCAGGTTCCGCTGGGAAGTCTATTAAAGAAGGCAGCTTAGAGCCTTTCTTAAAGACAGCAACAAAAAAGCTTCCAGTTGCTGGAAGATTTATAGCAAATAAGATTTGGGGAGAATAATATGGCTGGTTTTGCAACAAAATCTGTAGATTACGGTGCACCTTTTACTCAATTAATAGACAACAGCGGAGGTTCCAGCGGTAATCTTGCTTTATATATTGGTGAGTCTGATCCAGGTTATGCATCATCAGTTGCTAGGTGGCGAATCAAGAAGCTTACTTATGATGCCAATGATAATGTTACTAAGGTTGAATGGGCTAGTGGAAATTTAAACTTTGATAAGATCTGGGACAATAGAGCAACATATGCGTATTCTTAAGATTATTATTATATCATTAATCCCATTCCTATTTTATCGAGGATTGACCCTTGGTGAACCTACTAAAACGGTTTATAACCCATTTACGAGTAAATTGGATTACATCACGAAGTTGTCATCCGGAACTCTTCCTGGTGGGTCTACTCAATATATTTGGAACACGGACACCCTCCAATCCGGGGCGACGTTCTACGTTTCGCAGGGAACCGTTGAAAGCACGATGACGGCCTACGGTGTTCTGGATGTTGACTATAAACCGTGTGTTCTCGATAATTCTTGCGGTTCTGGCGGAAGAATGTTGTTCGATCCCGAAACAGGAGTCCTCAATATTTATACGCACAATTACACAACGGGAGAAAGTAGGATAAATTTCGGGGTAGACGCGTTTGGTTATCCTGGCACAAGCGGTTCTTTGGTTTGGAGTACAAATGGCGGGGGATATTTTAATAGCGGAAACGGTTTCAATATTTATGCTTCAACCCATTCCGGATCAACTGACTATGTGAGCAGGATAAACGCGAGGACAAATAATTACACCTACGATCCAACTGGAGAGTGGTGTTCTCCCGCTGGATTCTGTACTCCAGATTTTCACGCCGCCCTAGAATTTAATAAAGCATACAACGGCTTTGTTCTCCAAGAATCATCAATGACGTTCCTGGCCTACGAAAATCACATGAATTCAGCCAATCCGATTTTGAGTTGGAGACCGTCAACAATGACTTTGACTAATGCGGATTTAGTTGTTTCAGGGAATATTCATGCCACAGAAATATACGGTGATGGCTCCAATCTGACGGGAATTACAGGGTCAATGACTTACCCCGATTCCGGAATTGCCGTCAGCAACGGATCGGGATGGGACTCGTCGATATCAAACAATTCCTCAAATTGGGATGACGCCGCTTCCTGGGTAAGCAATTATGGTGGTAATACTTCAGGTTGGGATTCTGCCGCATCGTGGGTGGGTAGTTACGGTGGTAATTCTGGAAATTGGGACGCCGCATATAGCTGGGTTAATACTTATGGCGGATCATACGCGGTAGACTGGACAAACGCCTCCTCTAAATTCAAGACAACGGTAACGGAATCTCCGACGATAACGGGATCGGAAACATTTCAAGAAGGTCAGTTCATTTACAATCTTAACCCCGCCGTTGGAGCTTCTGATACTTTCCTTGGGGTCGGCCTCGACATTGATTCAAATATCGGTGGATCGTTTACTGGTGGCTCCAACTCGTTTAATTATTATGGGATCAGAAGTGCCTTAACCCTATCTGGTTCTTTTGATGATGGCCCCGGATCTGGTACGGTCATGTATATTCCCATGGACTTCACCGGGAGCGTCACCGCCGATGGAGGAGCGGGACTGGGTGGGATCGCAATAGTTTCTTCGTCGAATATGGGGACGACTGGAAGCACGAGTAAAGTTGGACTCGGAATCTCTCTGACGGGAACGGCCATTTACAACTATGGCCTGAATTTGGCGGTATCAGGAGCCAGTTTTAACCGGGCAATAAACATCACCGCCGGAGATATCGTAACCGCCAAAAGCATGTACGTTGGTTCGGATTCTGGTGTTCTTGGATTTGGGGCCGCCGCTCCATCATCCCCAGACGCAACGATAGGGTTTGACGGAAATTCATTAAATATAAAAGCGAACAATGTCACCTCGACTGATTCACTTGAATTAACGGCTGGTCATTTTTCTCTAATTGGTGGAACCGCAACTGCGTCATCGGTTCAATCTCCCATTGTCTACGCCGGACAAACCGGATTTGATTCTGGTAGCGGTTATTTCATCAGCTCATCGGCCTCGTATACCGTCGATGGCTCCGTTTATTCAACTCGGCAGAAGATAACCATTTCAGGCAACTTGGTAGATGAAACCCTGAACGATTTCCCGGTTGCTGTCATCCTCAAATCAGACAATTTCAATTTCAGTAATACGACGACTGGCGGGAACGACATCCGGTTCACTCTCACCAATGGAACAACCCTTGCATTTGAACGAGCCTTGCATGACAAAACAAACTCACGGGCGGAGTATTGGGTCAAGATTCCAACAATAACGGTCGCAACAAATCTCGAATTTTATCTCTATTCCAATCCCTCTTATACGGGAGCCGACAAATCAAACTCAACCTCTACCTGGTCGAATGGATATCGAGGAGTATGGCACATGACGGA